TTGTCTCATCAGCGGCTCGGGAACCACCCGCACCGGACGCCCTCGCGGGCGTTTCGACTTACTCAGCGGTAACCGCAGCGGCGAGTGATTTCAGGCGATCCGCCCAACCCTCACACGCATCGGAATCCGGCAGACGGTCACCCGTGTCCGCATCCCAGTTTTGCGTCTTATCAGCCAACGCATCGGCCAACGCCACGGCGATCTCTGCCTCGGTCTCGCCACCGAACAGGCAAGCGCGTTTCAGGTCGCGGGGCGACACGCTGAACAACAACCGCCCGTCCACCGCCGCTTGGCGCGACTCGCCGATGATGTCCGAGACAGTCTCGGCCAGTTGAACCGTGCTGCACTTGGCGACCTCGAAACCGTCGAGGATCGATTGGAGAACAACCGCCAACTCGTCGCGGTTGTAATCGATCCGAACGTGATCGAATCGGTCCCAGTACGGACCCTCGGGCACGTTGGCTTCGAGGTTACAGGCCGCGATGATGTGGATGTTTTCCACCTTGGCTTCGAGCACCTCCAGCACACCGTTCACGGGCTTCCGAGTGCGGAGGCGAAACACCTCATCACCCTCGGCGTTGGTTACGGGTTGCAGAGTGGTGAGCAGGAACTCCCGAGTGCGAGCAGTCCAGCGTAGGTGTTCATCGAGGAACAACAGCACTGACTTGCCTTGCTCCGCTGCTCGAAACGCCTGAGCGAACACGCCATCGGTGATGATGAACCCGCCCAAACCATCCGGTGTGACCGAACCGAGCAGAGTGCTCACCTCATCGATGTCCGCCGAGCAACCGTGCTCGATGCACACGTCATAACTCCGCCCCAATTCGCGGACGGCGTGGGATTTGCCGAATCCCGCCGGACCTGCCAGCGAGACCACATTTCCACCGTTGAAAGTGCCAGCAGCATAGCGGGCCGCGATGCGCTTGAGCACCGGATTGGTGGCGGCAGAGGCGACCACCTTGGCGCGGCGGGCCTTGCCACCGTTGTCGCCCTTCAACGCCTCGGCCAGATCGCGGATGGCATCGCCTTGAGCTTCCACCGCCGCCACACGGTCACCGAGCTTGTCCTGACTGTCTCGGACGACTTGGATAGCATCTTCAATCGGCCCCAGATCGACCTCGGGCTTGCCCGCCAGATCGGTGAGCAATTCGGCCAACTGCTGCGCCTTGCCGCCGTCCGGTGCGGGAGGCAGTGAAGGTTTGAGTGGGTTGGGGCGTGTCGCGGCGACCTCTGCTGCCTTTTTCTCGGCAGCAATGTTCCCGCCGCTTTTCACCAAATCCAGTACGCAATCGGTAGTGTCGTTATAAAGTTCGGACAACTCGGACACGGTGAGCGCGTTCACTCTATTCGCGCCGATGCCGTTATCGCGACACCACGCTTTCGCGTGATTGCGGTTCGCGCTGTTAATGACCGCACTGCCGCGCGGCCCTAAATGAGGATGTTCTTTAATCATTGTTTCCCTTGTTTCGATGGTTACTTTTCAAAGCATGGCTACCAATGCCATACGACAAGGAATCCCAGCGGGTGAGTATGTAAAAGCCCGCTAGGCTTGTCGGGGTGGCTTCGCGCACTGCTCGCCGTGTCCCTGACTTTTTCGGTTGTCTGCCAGAACGTGCTCCCCCGATCCGGTTCGGGTTGGCGGGCTTTCACCGCTGGGCGTCTGGCGCACCGTGTTCCATTCTTCTCGGTGGAACCACCGAGCGGCTGATGGGTTGGTCGCCGCTGACCGTGAGAACAGTTAACCACACCTTTGCTTCTTTGACAATACCTTTTTTCACTTAATTACACATTGCAATATAACCTCGGTTTTTCTAGGCTTAATGAATGGCGGACAAGTCCGAGACAAAGGCCAAGGCCAAGAAAGCGACCAAGAAAGCGACCAAGAAAGCAATCAAACGCACCAAGGCTGGTCGCCCGTCTCGCGCCGGAGCGACTCAGGCGATCAAAGACTCGGACGCTCCCGTGATGGGCAGACCAGCACGCGCATTCGAGCCGGAGACTGCAATTGATATAGTAGAGACAATTGTCCGAGACGGTGTGCCTTGGCGGATTGCGGCCAATAAATGTGGGGTGAATGAACAGGTTGCGGCACGCTGGGTTATGGAAAATAACGACTTTGCACGCTCCCTAAAAAAGGCACAGGCCGATCACGTCCATGCATTGCTCACACGCATGGCGGACGCGCCGTCAGGCCAGTGGCAGAAGTTTGCTTGGTGCCTCGAACGAATGTTCCCCGAACAATTCGGCCAAAATCAGCGTTTTCAGGTAGAAACCACTCAGAAACTAGAAATTAGTGCGGCAGTTTGTGCACAAATCGCGGAAGGTTGGGATAAGTTCAAAGGGAAAACGGTAGATATTAGCTAGTTTTCTGCGATTATCGAATGTTTTTCTGGATACCTTCGCACAATATCGGTTATATGCACTTGCTATTTAATTCTTGCCGAACCATACCAGACGCGCCCCCAGTAGTGTCCGAGACCGAAAATAGGGTCGCGCGTATCGGCTGCGAAACGCGCGGGTGGGGGGTGGGGGGTGGACGCAGTCTCCCCCTATATATGGGGTTTTATTACACGGATGACTAAAAAGGTTCTATCAAAATCGGATGATTCCATAATGGGCACGCCTGTTTGGTTTGCCCGAGAGATTCTAAAGCTCGACCCATACGAATGGCAGGACAAGGTGATGTGGGACGTAGCGACGGGCGACAAGCCAGTGGCCCTTCGCGCAGCTAACGGGTCCGGTAAGACGCAAAACGTGGCGGCTCCCCTAATCCTGTGGCATTGCGCGTGTTTCCCCAACAGTCAGGTGGTGACCACGGCAGGGGTTTACCGTCAGGTAAAGGAACAACTATGGGGCAGCTTACGCTCGCATAAGGACAAGCTGGGTTCGGGGTGGTCTATCAACCAGACGGACATCACCGCACCCAACGGTAGCCGCGCCGTTGGCTTTTCTACAGAGGATGCGGGTAAGTTTGAGGGTTGGCATAACGACAATCTGTTTATGATTGTGGATGAAAGTAAGTCTGTCTCGGACGAAATCTTTATGGCGATTGAACGCTGTCAGCCTACTAGGCTGCTGCTGATGTCTTCGGCTGGGACAACTACCGGAGAGTTTGCCAATGCGTTCTTATCTCGAAAGTCGTTCTACTCCACGCATACCGTAACATCCTACGACTGCCCGCATCTCGGTAGCGATTGGATTCAAACCCAGATCGAGAAGTGGGGCCGTACCCACCCGCTCATTCGGTCCATGATTTTCTCGGAGTTTATCGATGACGGGGGTGTGGGTTACGTTGTGGCGCGGGCGGATATCGTCGAATGTCTGGAGAACCCACCAAAGCACGAGGACGGAGTGCCCTTGGTTTTCATTGATTGGGCGGCTGGCGGGGATGAGAACGTCATGGCGTTTGTGCGGGGCAACAAGGTAATTGATTTGGTTTGCTGGCGGGACAAGGACACAATGGCGGCGGCAGGTAAGGCGATAGCTGAACTACGAAAACACGGTGTCCCGTTTGATCGAGTATGGGCAGATGATGGGGGGCTTGGGCATCCGATCAACGATGCCCTTGCCAAGGGAGGGGTTGGGGTGCGTCGGGTTCTAAACAACACCCGAAGCTACGACCCGCAGCATTATGCCAACCTTGGCGCAGAATTGTGGTATGACGCCTCCCGATTGATCCAGAAGAAGGATTTCATCCTAATAGATGACGAAGTCCTTATAGAGCAAATGGCGAGCCGCAGGAGCACCTACACGGCACAGGGCAAGTTGGCCTTGGAGTCCAAGGAAGATATGCGGAATCGGGGGCTGGGGTCACCGGATAGGGCCGATGCAGTATTAGCTGCAATCAGTATTGCACATAAAGTGGGAAACCTATACGATGGTGTTGTCTTCACGGAAGACACGTTTGACAGTTTGTCAGATCGGGAACTAGCCGTGCTAGAGGAATCCGAGTCTGGCTCGTTCGCTGGCTTATGAAAGAAAAACTAAAAAGCAGGAAACTTTGGATGGCTATTGGTGGCCTCCTAACTGTCGCCGCAACTGAGTGGCTTAACCTATCACCTGAACTGACCGAGCAGATTGTTGGTGCGGTGATTGTAATAATTCCGTGCTATCTCGGCGGACAAAGTATCGTGGACGCGATGAAGGAATACGCCAAGAAAGATAAGCCGGATGACGCCGTGTAAATGATACTCGAAGCCTTGAGAGGACTTGCCGCCCTACCTCGCCTCATCTCTGCCGTTGAGACGTTGAGTGACATTGCGCGGGTGCAGGTAGCTCAACAGCGTAAGGATACCAAAGATGAAATGGTGGATGATCTTATTGCTGCTGCCCGCGATAGGCGGGTGCGTCAGCGTGAAGCTGAACGGGTTCCAAGAGATAGCGGAGGCACATCCGGTGGGGATGGAGAAAGCAGTGGAGTCTGACGAAGGTGCGGCGTTGATCCGCGCCCTTGGTCGTTATATCAACAAACTTGAGTATGAATTGGAGAAGCAATGATTAGTCTTTCTGAGATGGACACTTTGGTGCGGGACTCACTGCAAGCCCGTTTGACGTGGGAAGATGATCAGATACGGGGGTATCGTCTCCGGCATGAAGGTCTCGGACGTGCCAAGAAACCGTGGGCTGGGGCGGCAGACCTAAACTGGCCGCTGTCCGATATGATGATCGAGAAGATCAAACCATATTACATTCAGCAAGTTTTTGCTAACGAGCTACTTGCCAACTTCTTTTCACTAAAGTCAGACTTGATGATCCACAACCATGCGGCAGCGCAGTGGTTTGACTACCGTCTGAGACAGCGCACAAACTTTGAGACAGAGATTATCAGCACGGCTGACTATATGCTTATGTCCGGCAAAGGTTTGATGAAGGTCTACTGGGACGAAGAGAATAAGCAGGTTAAGTTCGACTCAGTAGACCCTTTGTATTTTGTAGTACCAACTTACACTACTGATTTGCGGGACGCAGATTGGTGTGTGCAGGTTCACCAAGTAAGCCCTGCGGCCTACAAGAGAAACGAGAACTTTAACCAATCCCCCGAACTCTTAACCAAAATACGGTCCTCCAATGCAGAGTCTCGCACTCGTTACGAAAGCGAAAAGTATTTGCGAGAGGGAATCACGCACACGGTTGATGATGACCGCATCCCTGTATGGGAAGTGTATTACCGCGACGGCAAAGACATTCTGGCTTTTTCGTTTAGCCCGCTTTGTTTAGATGAGTTTGTCCGCCCTATACGGAAGCTACCGTACGATCATGCGGAGTTCCCATATGTTGAGTTTAATGTTGAGGTAAAGGATAAGGGTTATTACTCACCGCGCGGTATACCGCAGCGAGTCGCCCCACTCCAACAATCCATGTCCAAACTTTGGAACGAGAAGTTGGATGCCGTGACGATCTACAGTAGGCCCATATTTACGTCGGACAACCCGATGGTAAACGCGGGTAATATACGGATGCAACCGGGCCAAATCATTCCTTTCCCTGTGAAATCTGTGAACATGGGGACGCCTCCGGTTAGCTGGGACCAAGAGATTATGCAGCAACGGTTGACCGCCGAGCAGCTTATCGGTATCCCCGACGCTGGTATCCAGAACCAGTTCAAGTCAGGGGAACGTCGGACAGCGTCCGAAGTTAATTTGATTGGAACGGTGATGAGTCAGGTGACGGACCTTCGGTCCCGTATCTTCCGCAAAGCATTGGCTGAAGCATTTACGCAAGCATGGAAACTTTATGTTCAATACGATAAAGCTGACCTTCAGTTTTTCTATCGTAATGAACTTATGTCGCTCCCGCAGGAAGCGATACAGGACGGCTATCGGGTGGAGCCATTGGCGAGTGCGGACAACTTTAACAAGCAGTTTGTTCATCAGAAGAAGGTGACACGGTTCCAGCTTCTCTCAGGTAATCCGTTCGCCAATCAGTCGGAGCTTGTCCGAGACCTTATTGCAGCGGACGATCCACAGGATGTGAAGCGCATCCACATGGACCACGAGACGCAATCGATAGACCAGAGCGAAGACCAAGCCACGGAGATCACCCGCATGATGATCGGGTTCCCGTCTCAGGTTAAACCAGTAGATGACGATGCTGTGCATCTGGGTATCTTGCGTGGGTTTGTGGAGCGTCGTGTTTCGGCAAATGAAGGTATCGATGCTGAACTAGCGACACTCCTAGTGAACCACGCGAATATGCACTTTCGCCAGTTACAGCAGAAAAACCCACAACAGGCGAAAGAGTTAGAGGAACCGATGCAACAAATGTCTCAGTATTTGGGACAGATAGTGGCAATGGAGCAACAAGCTAGGCAAGAGCAGCAACAAGCTATGCAAGAAATGCAAGAAGAAGAAGCCTTGCCCCCCATGATATAAACCAATACATTGTGAGAAGGTTAAGACGTTTTTTGACAACATGGAGGGCCGTTTCGGCGGTTCTTCAGTATGCAGACACACAAATAGTGTGGAGTGACAAGGATCGGAAAGCACTTGCGCTATTCCTTGAGACTCCGGCAGGGGCCAAGATGGAGCGGCTAATGGCTGACCAAATCTTGGATGCGTGCCAAACCGCCGTGTCCGAGCAATGTAAACCCTTTGATGCAGGGACGGTACACGGCATGAAGATTTTATGGGTGTTTATGAAAACACTTACATCGGCGGGGGCCACGCCACAACTAGACCCAAACAATGAGCGAGACAACTAACCTAACGGTAGAAGAGGAGATCGAGCAACTCCAGCAAGAGGCGAAAGCTGTAGACGCTGGCACGCCACTCCCTTCAGAGACTGCCGAAACTGAAACTCCTACTGGCAGCGAGGAGGCCGAGGGTGAGTCCGAAGAGGGCTTAATCTTGGAAGACAACTCTGAAGTCGAATCGGATAACACCGAGGAAACGACGGAGCCTGAAGTAGAAAGCGTGTCCGAGACGGACCCGCTGGAAGGTGCGGAACTTGGGGAGACATCCGAGGAAGCACCAAAGTCGAACCGAGCGGAAAAGAAGAAAGAGGCTTTAAAGCGTTCTTGGGAGAACGCCGACAAGCGTCACCGTGAGGCCGACGAGCGAGAGCAACTAATGCGATCACGGGAGAGTGAACTCCTAGAACGTGAGCAGCGTGTAACTCAACTGGAATCAGAAGTTCCAGATGACCCGCTGCCAAAGTATTCGGTAGATGAAATTGCCGAGTCGTTAGATGAGTTCATCGGTGAAGGCGATTATGAGACAGCCCAAGGGTTGGTTCATCAGATGGCCGCAAAAGCCAAAGCGATGGCCGCGCACCGTGAAGCAGGACCGAAGAGTCCACAGTTTGCCGAGGCATGGGAACAGGTACGGGGTCAGACGATTAAAGCGAACCCTGAGTTAGAAGACCCCAAGTCTGCTCTGTATCAAGAGTCTACCGGACTGTTGAACGGAGATTGGGGACCGTTGTTCCAATCCCATCCGGCAGGTGTGGCTGCTGCGGTTGAGGTTGCCAAGCTCCGAATGGCGTCTGCTTCGACTTCAGAGTTGACGGAAAAGATTAAGCAGTTGGAAACTGAGAATAACAAACTCAAGAAAGCTGTCGCACTGGATGGGACAACGCCAACTGCTACGGGAGAGTCGTCCAACAAATGGGACAACCTCTCGTTAGAAGATCAGTTGGAGAGTCTACGATCAGACGCAGCGGCCTTGGGTTAATAAAACCGAAAGGAGGCCATCATGGCTGCTACAACTGGATTCATTCGTACGACCTCTGGGAGTTCAACCGAGGCAAGCTCCGGCTTGAACTCTTCAAGAATTTCTGAGGTCTTTAATAAAAACTTCCTCAAGCACGCGGTAGACCGTCTGGTCCTTGCCGAGCTTGTAGAGAAATTCGACCTGCCGAAAAACGCAGGTACTATGACCATGCGGTTCTTCCGCCGTGGTGCAGCGAACGTGGATAACGTGCGCTCACTAACGGAGGGTACTCCGCTGACTGACTACACCCACACCACGCTCGAAATCGTGGAAGCCACGCTCGCCCAGTACGGTGACGTGTCCAAGATTTCCGATACTCGCGTTGCCACTGACTTGATCAAGCAACTTGAGTTGGAAACCGAGCGTATGGGTGAGGAAGCTGCGTTGTACTTGGATAACCAAGTTCGTGATGAAATCTACACCACGATGAGCGACGGGGCTAACTCGGCTCAACTTATCGATCTAACCGCCGAGGCTTCTTCGGCAGATCGTACAGTTGAACTGCAAGACCTCGACAAAGCGTGCAGCATTCTCAAAGAGAATCGTGCGCCTACGTTTGCGGGTGGTCATTACGTTGCCGTGGTTAGCCCACGTCTGTCTTACGATCTTCGTCAAGACACCAAGTGGGTAAACGTGTCGAGCTACTCCGATAAAGAGAAAATCTATAACGGAGAAATCGGCAAGTTCTTCAACGTCAAGGTCGTGGAGCAAACGAACCCGAAAGAGTTCGACCACAACTCGGGAACAGGTAACGGTCACGCTGCCTTTGTCTTTGGCAAAGAGTTCGCGGGCACGGTTAAGTTGGCTGGTTCTACTAGCCCGCTCAAGCCGCAGCTTATCATTAACGATAAGGCCGACAAATCTGACCCGCTCGACCAATACTTGACCGCCGGATATAAATTCTATTGCGCCTCCAAGGTGCTGAATCCGAAATTCGGCGTGATGATCAAGGCGAACAAAGTAACATTCTAGTTCTGCACGGGGACTTGAAACACAGGGGCATCCCGTTTCAGGGATGTGGCGGGATGCCCCTTCTTTTAATGTTATGCCAGACGCCCACCAACATTTTGATCGAGACAGCGTTGCCGCCGTGTTGTCCCGTATGGAAACCAAACTAGACCTTCTGTTAGAGGAGCAGCGGGAACAGGACCGACGTATCACTGCGTTGGAACAGTTCCGCTGGTGGCTTGTTGGGGCTATGGGATTAGGTGGCGTCGGCGGGGGCGTGATTGTGAGTCGTATCCTTGGAGGAGGTTAAATGATTTTAAAAGACATGGCCGAGCACGTCTCGGAAGTGATTGGCTCACCGGACGCTGAAACGGTGAAGCAAGCCACGCGATTCCTCAAGCGGCGATACGAAATGTTGTATGACTCACACTTGTGGGAGGACACTAAAGTAACGCTATCGCTTACAACGTATGATGCTGAAGTAATACTCCCGTCATGGGTGGACCGCGTGTTGCAGGTTGTGGAAGCAAAGGACGGTACTGAGCGTAACTTGCCCCACATGGATTTGCAGAACATTTACCAGATCGACCCATCTCTTTTGGAAGATGAAGGGGAAGTTGTGGGGTTCAGCCGCAAGTATCCTGTGGCTACCGTAATGCACCCCGCTGGTAATCGAGTTAAGTTTCAGTCAAGCAGCGGTAACGACAATGCCGCCGTTCGACTTCAAGGGACGCACAATGGTAACAAGATTTACGAGACCGTAACGCTGGCTGGGACCACGTCCGTTTCAAGTCAGCATTATTATGATGAATTGAGGACGTTCTCAAAGCCATTGACAGAGGGTTTTGTGAAGATGCGTCGAGACAATTCGACTGAAGATGAGATTGCTGTTTTGTTAAATGAGGAGAACTCACGAGTACACCAGCGGATTCGATTGCACCGGAGTATTAGCGCAACCGATGGGCGTAAACTTCTGATTTTAGGAAAGCAGCGTTGCATTCCACTCCTCCACGACAGTGACGTTCCTCAGTTAAATAACTCTGAAAACGCTATAATCTCTTTTGCTGTAGCTGATTGTTTAAATCGTATGCGGCAGACAGCGAAGGCACAGGCACATATCCAAGAAGCGAACGCCCATGTCGCAACGATGATGGATCGAGACAAGAACCAACAGGCGAGCGTGCTTCGGTTTGTCCCAGAAGGATAAGCAATGCCAACCAATGAGCCATACTCTGGAATGAGCAACCCCAATGGGGCGGCTCCCCAAGTATCGGGACCACTAAAAACTTTATTAGATGCCCTCGATACAGACGGCGATGGCGTGCCTAATGTTCTTGGTATCAAAGGAGACAAAGGAGACAAAGGAGATACGGGGGATACGGGAGCAACAGGACCGCAGGGGGACGTAGGTGCTGCCGGACCCACCGGACCCACCGGACCCGCTGGAGCTACTGGCCCGCAAGGCGACACTGGCCCGCAAGGCCCAACTGGTTCAGCGGGTTCAGATGGCGCGGATGGCGCGGATGGCGCGGATGGCGCGGATGGGGCAACAGGGGCAACAGGGGCCACGGGGGCCACGGGGGCCACGGGGGCCACGGGGGCCACAGGGGCAACAGGTGCAGACGGAGCAACATGGAGCAGTGGCTCCGCCTCGCCGTCTGGGGGAAGCGATGGGGATTTCTACTTCAAGACCGACGATCATACGGTTCATAAGAAAACTAGCGGTAGCTGGGGGCAGGTGGCTGACGTTACTGGCGATACAGGTGCTACAGGGGCCACGGGTGCAACAGGCCCAGCGGGGGCGGATGGAAGCGATGGTGCTGATGGTGCAGACGGCGCGACGGGAGCGGCTGGAGCCGATGGCAAGACGGTGTTAAATGGCGCAGGTGCGCCAAACGATTCAAGCACGGGATCAGATGGCGACTTTTACATAGACACCGACAACGATAACATCTACGGGCCTAAATCAAGTGGGGCGTGGGGTTCCGCCACATCTCTGGTTGGCCCAGCAGGAGCTACTGGAGCTACTGGCGCACAAGGCCCAGCAGGGGCTGACGGGGCTGACGGGGCTGACGGGGCTGACGGAGCAACTGGAGCAACTGGAGCAACTGGAGCAACTGGAGCAACTGGAGCAACTGGAGCAGCGGGTGCTGATGGGGCAACTTGGAGCAGCGGGTCGGGTGCGCCATCGGGCGGAAGTGACGGGGATTTTTATTTTAAAACCGACGACCACAAGGTCTACAAGAAGTCTAGCGGTAGCTGGAGCGAGATAGCGGATGTTACCGGAGACACGGGTGCGACGGGGCCAACCGGAGCTACTGGAGCTACTGGCGCACAAGGCCCAGCGGGAAGTGACGGTGCAGACGGTGCAGACGGTGCAGACGGTGCAGACGGTGCAGCAGGGGCCGCTGGTGCAGATGGCAAGACAGTCTTAAACGGTTCTGGCGCACCAGCTTCAGGGACAGGATCAGTCGGTGACTTTTACATAGACACGACTAACGACAACATTTACGGCCCCAAGGATAGCAGTGGAACCCCGTGGGGCAGCGCGACTAGCTTGGTTGGCCCAGCAGGAGCAACAGGAGCCACGGGTGCTGCGGGCGCAGATGGTGCTGACGGCGCAGATGGGGCTACGGGTGCTACGGGTGCTACGGGTGCTACAGGGCCGCAAGGCGCAACAGGCCCAGCAGGAAGTGACGGAGCGGATGGCGCAGACGGAGCGGCGGGCGCGGGACTGGCTAGTGGCGGCACTGCTAACCAGCTTCTAAAGAAGGTTGATGGAACGGATTACAACACCGCTTGGTTCACCCCCAGCTACGCAGCCAGCGACCACGACCACGACTCAAATTACATTCAAAGGTACTCCTCCGAGGGTGGCTCCGGTGACGCCGCAGTTCTTCCAGCGGGAGGGACTTCAGCCAGACCGGACACTGAGGCGGCTGGCTACTTTAGGTTCAACACTGACACCACTGAGTTTGAGGGATATGACGGAACAGCTTGGGGCGCAGTAGGCGGAGGAAACACGACCAGTAGCGGCTTGTGGGAACACGCAAAAACAATCGCATCGAATTATACAATATCAACAGACAACAACGCGATTAGTGCGGGGCCAGTGTCGGTGGCTAGTGGCGTGTCCGTCACGGTTCCGTCAGGAAGCACTTGGGTAGTAGCATGAGTACAGTAGCGTCATCCAATAGCAACCTAACCATCAACGCCGATGGGTCTGGTAACGATATTAAGTTTCAATCCAACGGCACAGAGGTAGGGAGCATTAACTCATCTGGAACGATGACGGCTACTGCGTTCGCGGGTGATGGGTCGTCGCTTACTGGAATCTCCAGCGGTGGTGGTGGGAAGGTTTTACAAGTAGTAAACACGATTGTGACCGCTGAGAGTTTTTCGACAACAAGCCAGTCTGACACCGAGATTACTGACTTGAATGCCTCAATCACTCCTAGCGCGACCACCAGTAAAGTACGGATCACTGTGATGATTACGGCTGGTGGCAACTCCGGTAACACTCTCGGCTTCGGCTTGATGCGGGACAGCACGCAGATAGGATCGTCCAGTAACGCCACTGGCTATCAACGAAACGCGATGGTAGCGGAATACACACCAGACAGTGGGTATAGCCACACCGTTGTTTACCAGTACCTAGACTCTCCAAGCACAACTAGCGAAACGACTTACAAGGCCACCGTCAATAACCGATACAGTTACGGGTTCTACCTAAATAAACCACCAACCAGCAGCACTGATGACTATGTGGTTAAGGGCGTATCAAATATAATTTTGGAGGAGATTGGAGCATGAGCATAAATCACGAAGCGGTTTACGCGCTATATCCAAGTGTCGTTACAATATCAGACGATAAGCCGATTGACGGAGACGGTAATCCCGTTGAGATAGACCTAGCTGCGGTTAATGCGTGGGTTCCGCCCGACCAGTATGCCCGCGATAGGCGCAAGGCTTATCTGCCTGTGGCCGACCAACTCGACATGATGTATTGGGATAATGTGAATGGAACTCCAAACTGGCAGAATCATGTCAGTGAAGTTAAGTCGGCTCATCCCAAACCGGACTAAAGACGATGCCAGTTAAACTAAAGACATCAGGAGGAGGTAGCGTATCGCTTCAAGGCCATGCCAGCCAGAGCAGTGACACCACGCTGACCCTTCCCAATGGAACCGGATCAAACACTCAGGCGTTGACCACTGATGGTAGCGGCAACCTGTCTTGGGCGGCTGCGGGCGGTGGTGGCGTCATGCCGAATATAGTCATCAACGGAGGAATGCGGATTTCGCAGAGGGGAACCTCATTAACTTCAGATGCCGACAGCAAGTATCTAGTAGACAGGTTTCAACTGAGGACTAACCAAGGCGAGATGGGAACTGGGTCGTTCACGCAAGAACAATCTTGGACACACCCTGCTGGCTTCGTAAACTCTTTAAAAATTACTGCGCCGTCTGACTACGAGGCGAGCGGGATGGGGTATGGCACTGACTTTGTGGCTATCGAGTACCGCCCTGAGGGTTGGGATTGGGAGGCAACTTGCAGCGGCACTTCTGACGCACAGACCATAACTATTTCGTTTCGGGCAATGTCCAGTGTCGCGGGAGACTACACCCTAGCCGTAAGGTCGAGTGATGGCGGAAAGTGTTACGGCACAAGCTACACGTTAGCCGCTGACACTTGGACTGAGGTTACGAAAACCATAGCGCTTCCCACCGATGGCACTTGGGGTACTGGAACCAATAAAGCGTGTCACATTGATTGGACGCTCTATGCGGAGGCTTACAAGGAGTTTACTTCTGCGGATACATGGGAGTCTTACGATAAAGTTTTCGTAAACGGTCAGACACAATGGGCAGAAACCTCTGGTGCGACCTTCCATCTCACTGGCGTAAAGATTGAGATCGGTTCATCTGCTACGGATTTCACCCATGATACCTACGCAGAAGATTTATCGAAGTGTGAGCGGTATTATCAGACATGGCACTGTGGATGGTATGGACACAGTGAAGGGTCGGGGTGGTACACTAGCGGCAGTGTTCAGTACTCTACGAAGATGAGAGCATCCCCAACCCTTAATGTGGATTCATCAGCCAGCACATTCACCACCCGTTTTCCTATAAGCAACTGGGCAATTGGCTCTGGCGGGGACGGAACGAATGGTTTTCGCGGCCTGTGCGGGGCAACCTCCGGTGGCGGGAATGATGGTTGGGTGGCAATAGGAAACGCCGAAGCGGAGATTTAACATGGCTAGGCTAAACATTACATCGGCTGAATACGTTAACCTTGAGGGACTGCCCAAGAATCAAACGATTAAGGTTAACGTGGGCGGTGCTATCTATTTCATTCCCACAGACCCGAACAACACTGACTACGCAGAATTGATGAAGTTGGTGGAGGAAGATAAAATAACCATAGAAGAAGTAACGGAGGAATAATATGGCTCAGTTAGATACAACCCAAACGTGGAGCACTGGCGACACAGTTACGGCGGCGAAACTTAATCAAATGATTACGGGGGCCACCGTGCGGTCTGAGATAATCAGTAACCAAGTGGAGCAAACTGCTGCGGCGAATAGCTCCGACATGGTGGTTATTGAAAGCGGAGGCTCCTTGTATAAGCTGTCCGTTGGGACGTTGTCCCAATCTCCAGTTTGGGACGCCAACAAGATACAAAGCAAAGCGGTGGCGAGTACCGCACCCACGGATGGTCAAGTTTTAATTTGGGACAATGCCAACACCCAATGGAGTCCTTCGGACGTATCTGCCTCAACCTTGGCAGCGAACTCCGTAGGAGCTAGCGAGCTGGCCGACAATGCAGTGGACACTGCGGCCATCGTTGACGGTGCTGTAAGTGCGGCGAAACTTGACAGCGGCATAAACACAGTTCCGAGCGGAACTATAATCATGTACGGAGCCTCCGCTGCGCCAACGAACTGGCTGATATGTAACGGTGATCCTCAAAGCCGTACTACCTACGCCACTCTTTTCGGAATCATCGGAACCACTTATGGCGATGGAGACGGCAGCAGCACGTTCAACTTGCCCGACCTTCGCAGTCGTATGCCAGTGGGTATCGGTGATGGTGATGCAGGAGGGACTGCGCTGACCGACAGAAGTTTGGGCGACACGGGTGGAACAGAAAATGTGACGCTAACTGAAAGCCAGCTTCCCGCCCATAATCACTGGGGCGGTTTGTTCACGCAGCAGGGTTACAATTTTACCGGCAACGGAATCGAAACCCGAACATCTGGCTGGGGCGGCAAAAGCATTGATGGTTGGCGCGGGGCGCATGGTACTGGCGGCCCGCAGCAGACCAGCACGCAAGATGCGGGCGGTGGTGATGCACACAACAACCTGCCGCCATTTCTGGCGATTAACTTTATAATTAGGATATAACAAGATGCCAGTATGGTATAACGAGGGTCTGGATGACCAACCCGTGTTTGATGTAACGGGGGATTTTCGTGGTGGGATGAACACTACGATGGCCCCCTCGTTGCTGCCTAATAACCAGTACAGTCTCGGTGAAAACGCAGTGTTAGACAAAGCGGGCGGGTTGTTGTCCCGCTATGGGACAACCCAAGAAGTGTCGCTGACGGGTTCGCGCCGATTGCTTTACTATGATACCCCCTCGCTTGAGCAGCTTTTGTTGGTCTCGGACAATTCTTTAAAAGTCTACAACGGCTCGGCAACGTCCGACATAAGTGGGTACGATGGGACCGGAGACGTTAGCTTATTGCAGGGGGTGGACAGGGCGTTCCTAGCAACGGGGTCGGCTTTGCATGAATATGACGGCACTAATGTTTATGACGTTAAGCGGATAAAAATAACAATCACAGATGGGGGGAGTGGGTACACATCGGCCACAGTAAACGTCTCGGGTGGCTCTCCTGTTGAGGCGGCAGAAATTGAAGCCACTGTTGCTAGTGGTGCTGTGTCCATCCTCAACCTGACAAACAAGGGGCGGGGGTATACCTCCGCCCCCACAATTACGATTAGCGGCGATGGCGCAGGGGCCACCGCTACCGCAGAGCTAGTGGACCCACCCACGGGGGCTGTCGCAGAGTGGCACACTAACCGTATGTTCCTCGCAGGGATTAGCGGGAAGTCGGACACGATCCGTGTCTCGGACATACTAGACCCAAGTTATTGGGCGGTGAGCAATTCCTTCCGCGTGGGTGGCGGTGAGGGTGAATCCATTATTGCGCTAAAAAGCTGGGACGTAACCAACCTGCTCTGCTTCAAAGAGAGCAGCACATGGCTGGTGCAAACGGACCCCACTCAAGATGTAGCGAATTGGCCTATCGAGAAAGTCTCGGACACCGTTGGTTGTGTGGCCCCACAGAGCGCAGTGCAGGTTGGCTCGGACGTGTGGTGGCTGTCTCGGCAAGGGGTGGTGAGCGTACGGCGTATGGCGCAAGAGACCCAACGGGAGATTAGCGCAGCGATTAGCGTACCCATCCAAGCCTATGTTGATCGTATCAACTGGGCCTATGCCTCGACGGCAACCGCTACTTTTTATGATAACAAATACCTTCTGGCTGTACCGTTAGATACGGCTACCACTCCCTCGCACGTTTTCGTGTACGACACCTTGCACCAATGTTGGGCCGGAATCTGGACAGGGCTTGCGTGTAAGGATATGGAGCTAACTAACTTTAATTCGATTAAGCGTTTGGTCCTAGCTACGAGTGGCGGGGATGTGGTTCGGTACGATTCCAATAAAACGAAAGACGCAGTGCAGGGAACTGATACGGTGTTTACGACCAAGCTCTGGCTGCGAGGTTACGTCTTTAATGAGATTGTCTCGGACAAAACCTTGTTAAATTGTGAGATAGAGTTTTACCGGAGTGAGGGGTTAGTTGACCTAAAAGCTAGTTTTGACGAAGAAAACTCAGAAACTTTAGCTGCCAATGTAGCGACGAGCGGACTTGCTTTGACGCTGCCCTTCGAGGAAGAAGATAGCAATATACTAGCCGTTTTAGGGACTGAAACTAAATCTTTCACATTGTTGGGTCGCCCCAGCTTTAGGTCTATGCAACCGCGTATTGAGACAACTAGCGGCCAATTATCGCTTCGCACATTGAAGGCAAGTGCATTTTTGGATACTATTAATTTACATACGGTATCGTGAACACCTTGAGTTTAGCAGCTTATATCATGCGAAATTGGGAACCTGCCCAAAGTTGGGAGAAGTCTCGGCTGGTCCCGTGGGTGGATTGGTTTGTCGATGACCAACGGGTTGCCACGGTCCAGCGGGAAGGACGGCTGGTTGGCTTGGGGTTGGCCCGCTGTCTTAAAGACCAAGGAGACTACGCGCAGCCGTACGCACACGCAGAGACGGGGGATCATGCTTGGATTGATCTATTTATCTCAAGAGATAAGCACGTTGGGGGAATCCTTTGGGACGCTATGCTAGTACGTTTCGGTGCTAAAAAGACTTTGGGATTTCAGCGATCACTAAAGCCCAACGCTAAAGCTCGCTTCCATAATTTTAATCAAATGCAAAGGATCATGTGTCATGGGTAGCTCACCTTCACCGCCTCCGGCCCCCGATTACGCGAAAGCGAACCGTGAGGGCATCAAGACCGACATCGAGACGTTACCCATTCGGCGGCAGATCGACAGAGCCGCGCAGATGGGCACGGCTGGAACGTACCAGTTAGATGGACAAAGCTACAGCTATGACTTCACAGGTATGAGCGATCTGGACTTTGCGCGTCAGCAGCGTGATTTAGCTCGTGAGACTGCGGACCTGACCGCACAAGACTTATTGTCCATTCAACAGAACTACGGACAGCAATTCCTTGAGACAAGCCGCGAGCAGCTAAAAGCGTCCGATCCGATTGGGTTCGCTATTCGGGAGAACATGGGCAAGCAGGTGAACCGCGAATTAGCACTCGGCGGGGCAGCTAGTGACGATGAGTTACGTCAGGTGCAGCAGCGGGTGCGCGGACAGCAGAGCCGTCTCGGCAACACAATGGGAGTTGCCGCAGGGGTGCAGGAAGTAATGGGACAGGCTGGATACCAACAGCAACGCCAACAACAACGGTTGGCAAACGCAGGTTCTTTCTTGGCGGGGACTACCCCGCTGTCTCAGTTCGGACAGTTGGCAAATGCCCAACGGGGGGCTGCGCCGTTCCAACCGATTAACCCCAGTACCATTGGGGTTAACGCAGCGGCAGGACAGCAGGGCGCACAGTTTG